CTACCTTTGAAAGCACTTAGAGATAATGTTGTTGCACTATTGGTTTGTGTTTCTGTTGTAAACCCATCTTCAAAATATCCTACACCATCAAAAGCCAACATATTTGTAGTAATAGCATCAAGAGCTGTTCCTGATGAGTTTCTTGGTGTAGCCACTGTCTTGACCCAAACATTTAGGCCATTGTTTCCAAATGTTCCACTAAAGCTGTATTCAATGTAGTCTTTTATAAGCTCACCTATTTCAAATATCACAAAGTTATTGTTTGACACTTCGTTCTTTCTAAGCTGATAAGTAAGGCTTGGACTTGAATCGTATGTACCACTAAATATTGATATATCTAAATTACAGTCTGCAAGATTTGCATTTGCTACTTTTATATATACAGGTGAGTTTATGTTTACTTTAAATATTGCCATCTTCTATTGTTTTTTCTGCATCATTCACAAATGCTGCTATTAGTTCGTTTGGTAGTGTTTCAAATCTCTTTTCAAAAGGTTTTGTAAAAAATAAACTTGGCCTTATGCCCTGCTCAAATATTGTCTTTGCTATTGCAAAACTTAGCCCTTTTCTTTTGGTAAATTTACCACCCTCATCTCTTGGTGCTATACCTTTTCTTACAGTCCATTTATCAAAAGCCTTAGCTGGAGGTCTTTTGTTTGTATATTTAAAAGGAGTATCATATTTTTTCTTTGTACCTGAAACACCCTGATCTTGATAAGCTCCATATTCCTCCATTAAAAATTGTAGTATAAATCCTGACTTATCTGATATTATTTTATAGTCAAGAGAATTATATAAGGCCTTAGAAACATTCTTTTTGTCTTTAGATAGATTGCTTCTTGATTGCTGAATTACATACTTTGCAAAATTATTTAATATGTCTCTTGTATCTTGTAATTCCATTAGCAACTACTTATATCGTTTTCAATTAGTATATCCATTGTTGCTGCCCATCCAGCTAATCTGTTTTCAAACCTTTCATAAAAAGGCTCACAAGTAGGATTGCCCTCTAATTGATATTTGGTTGTATATAACGAGCCTCCTCTTAGCAGAAGTATAATTCTGTTTAGTACAGCTAATTGAGTATTGAGTATATCTTGCTCATTGTCATTACCTACAAATATATCTGTCTCTTCGTCTTTGTATTCGTTTACAACATCCATAGCCATAATAGTTATGTTAAAGGACAATGTTTGTTCTTGAGCTGTAACACTATTCACTATAATATGTGCTAAAGGAAATATTGTTTGCTTGTTTAAATCTATTTGTGTTATATCACCAGTCGTTACAGAGTTTACATTACTATCATTTAGTAAGTTTGTTTTTATTGTATCTGTAACTTGGTAAAAACCTCTTATACCTTGATTGCTCATCTCATTTTACTTTTTAATTGTTTCGTTTCTATGTCGCTTTTTTCTTTCATAAATGTTAGCATTGTTAAACATCTGTGTAAATTTAATTGAGTGATATTCTCAAATCGTCTAATATCTCCCTGAGAGAGTGCATAAATTGATTGATACCATCCCCACTTCTCACCAAACTGTTCGATTCCTGTAAGTGAAGCTCCCCCTTGTCCTGAAAATAATAGGTCATAATCTTGGATAAGTCCATCCCTAAACGGTAAAAAAAAAACATTGATCCGAAGACCACATTCATAGGCATATCTTTATATACTTCTTGACCTTGAGCTGTATAGTCCTCAATACTATATTTGTGTTTGTATTTGTTTTGTATAGGCCTGTATAATACTGCCATAGCCTTTTCCATTTCATCCCAATTAGATATGTATGTATCAAGATCGACATATTCACCTAAGCTCATCTCGTCTAGGTTTGGTATAAAACCATACTCAATTCCGTTCATTGTAAATCTATTTATGAGCTGGGGTTTCTGTTCAAACATATCTGATATAGTTTTGGTTATATTATTGACATCTTTCAGCTTCATTTGGAAGGCTTGTTTGTTGTCTATATGACAAAATATCTCTATCATCTTAGTTGCTAAAAAGTTCTCATCTTTATTCTCCTCTTGTGCTTTTAGAAACTTTTGGTATTGACTTAGTTTGATTTCTGACAAATCATTAGGTACACTTATTTTTACTCTCATATATATATATCGAAATCTAAAGTGGATTTTTGTCAAAAAAAAAGGAGGCCCTTTTGAGACCTCCTATCACTCGGTTACCACGAAAAATTAACCAAACATACTATAACAACTAAGATACCGAGTGTGTTCTATAAATACATTAACTGTACCCATACTCCTAACCAAAAGAAAGTGGATAGTATTAATGCTTTGATGAAAAATTTAATGTCTTCCATTTAAGGTTTTATATTTCTTTAATTGATTTTATATTTCTATTTTTATAATATTCTTTTACTTCTTCTATACTTTTACTTTTCATATAGTATTTAAAGTTAGTTTCTTTTCCTCTTTTATTCCAAGTATTATTGGAAATTATTTCAAACATTTTCATAATTTATTGTTTTGTTTTTTTTATTTTTCTAATTTTCTTAATAAACTTTGTACGTTAGATACAAGTAATTCGTTACCTTTTTTATTACCTTCTCTCATTACTTTTACAAGAGATGAAACAACTAATTGTTCTTCGTAATAATTTAATTCTAATTTTTTTAATTCGTTTCTTTTCATTTGTTTTGTTTTTTAAAAGGGGGTTTTTACACCCCCATTGATTCTATAATTTTTAATTAATAAACTTTTATAATTTCACTTGGTAGCACACTAAAACCATTACAACCATAACCTCCGTTATGACCTCTTGTATTATATCTTATATCATCTTTATTAAATTGTGATTGATATATGCTATAAATTTTTCTGGTATATACTTGTTGGTTTTTGTGAGATAAAAATTTTATTACTTGACCTACTTTTAAATTTTTCATTGTATTTTTCATAATGTTTTGTTTTTTAATTAAAGAGGGTTGGGTGCATCCTTCCCCCTTTTTGTTTTTTATTTTTTAGTGTTTCCGCACCGAGCAAATTGCACTTGCTTCTGTTTTACATATACGAATATATAACTTTATTTTGGAATAATTAACATTTTTTAATAAATATTTTATCTACCTCTGTTATCTTATTGCATATTTACCCTTGTTTGGGTTTTGTAGTTGCATCATTAATGAGTATCTAGCAGCATCAATACAGTCAGGATGTATATGGCCAGTAGGTTTTTGTATGTTGTTTCCCTCTTTGTCTTTATCCCATACATATCCTTGTAATTCTTTTATAAGATTCTTAGACCTGGATGTTACATATATCTCATTTTGATTTATCAGGTTGATTCCATATATAACAGAATCTCTACCTTTTGTTACAGGGAATATTCTGTGGCCATAGTTTCTCAGCTCTTGTATTGACTTAGGCTCTGCACTATCTGCGTATATATGTTCTAAAACTCTATTGTCTGTTAAGAAATTACTTATGTCTCTATTAAGCATACCTTTTCTATAAAGCAATTCATCAAATATATAAGCATTATTCCATTTATATAATCTTATGTAGGTTGTAGGATCTACAGAATAACCAAAGTCAAGACCTGCACATAAAAGCCTAGCATCATCAGGTATCTTATCAATAGACTTCCAATCAGGAATACAAGCACCCTCTAAACTACCTATCTCTCCAAGTCCATATACTTTCCACCAGTTAGCCCAATATGTAGATGTCTTTGCTTTTACTTTAGCTTTCTCTATTTCTTTTACTATAGATTTCGGTAGGCTGTTATTGTCTTTATATGTTAGTGTTAAAAAGTCTGTATCTTCTTGGCCTATCAATTCTTTATCTACCCAAAACAAATTTGTAGGATTATAGTCAAGCCATATATTACCTGATGTTCTTACAGCTAGTTGTTGGTATGCTTCAAAGCTAATATTGTTACACTCATTGATAAATAAGTCTGTTCTCCTGGCACCTCTTAGTTTGTCAGGTTGGTCTGTGCTAAAGAATTCTATATAGCTATAAGTGCTAAATTCGTATTTTAAGATACTTCTATTGAACTTTCTTTCATCGTACCTATTCAAGGCTTTCATTATGTTTAGAAAGTCTTTTAAAGCACCTCTACGCAAATGAGGTATTGATTCTGCTACTACACTTATTTCTTTATGTGGATTTCTACAAGCATAGTCTATGAGTATCAAAAGGACTGCAATAGTTTTACCAGCCGAAGACCCACCCCTTATTATTCTTGTTCTTTGATTTAATGATCTGAGTTTTGTAAGAGCTGTAGTCTTAGTAAACATTAGTCAATGAATATTGGTTGGTCATCGTTGATATGAATGTCTTTTGTTTCTTTAGGCCTACCAACATAGTAATTATAATAAAGCTGTACATACTTATAGTCTTTTTTTTCTAATCCCTCTTTCAAAGCTATATAAGCTAAAGGCTCTAATGGTTTAAGTTTTTCTATAAGTTGGATCTCTTCTGACTTTGGTTTTCTACCAGCTCTGCCTTTTGTTGAGTGTCCTCCATTGTTTTTTCTACCATCCATAGAATTAATATAATTTAATTAATTAATCTTTTGTATATCTATATATCGAAAAATTTAATTAATTTTTAAAATAATTTATTTTGTTCTATTTTGTTATGGTTTATAATCCCTAATGCTTTGTTTAATATATGTAAACCTAGTTCAGAATTACACTTGTTCCTTTCTTCTAATGGTTTTTTACAAGCAAGGTTTCCTTTTGTGTCTTTGTTATTCCAATATTTGCTATAATAGCTCTTTACATTTTCTACACAATACTTACCTTATCTTTGGGATATAGTTTTTCATATTTACTAGCTATATCTTCGTTATGCTCTACTGCTGTAATTTGATATTTGTTTCCCCATAATTCTCTATTACCACCAATGCCTGAATATAAGTTAAGAATTTTCATTAATTAATTCTTTTTGTTCTAGCTCATCTATGATGTTTACTATTTTATCTATGTTTTCGTTGTTAAGATGATTTGCCTTTAATTTGACAAACTCCCTTTTTGATTTGTTGTTTATACCTTTGTTTGTTTTTGTTAGCTGTGTAAGCCACTCTCCTATCTTTCTATTGTATTGTACATTTGTTTCAAAAGTATTTACTGCGTGTAGTACAGATGAATGACTTGATGTCTTACCTTGTGATTCAAAGAACTCTGCTATTTGTTGTAGTTTCATCTTTTCATATTTGTATAGTACCCAAGCTAGTAAAGATCGTACCTCTACTATTTCTATCTTTCTAGTGTTTTCAAATACATCGAGCTTTGTTATCTTCTTTATTCTGTTTGCTATCTTTATTGCTTTATTCATATAAATAATCTTTTTTGTTGTTTATGTATATTAATTCGTTTCTGTGCAGCTTCAAAGTATTCTTTGTCTATTTCGTACCCTGTTAAATCATAGCCTAAATTATGACAAGCAATACCTATACTACCACTTCCTAAATGAGTATCAAGTATTGTATCTCCTTTTTTTGCATATTTCATTAATAACCATTCATAAAGTTTGACAGGTTTTTGTGTAGGGTGTATTCTTTCTCCTCCGTTATTATTTGCATCTTGCAACGCAGCACCTCTTGGCATCGTAAATATTCTTAATGCTTTGTTGAAAGATGTCCACGCTAGTTCTCCATCTGCTAGAGAAAAATCTCTTTGACCTTTATCCCAAAGAATCCATCCCATACTTGGTTTTAAATATTCAGTCATATAATTACCTCCCCATACTATTTGATTTTTAGATATTCTAAATAACTGTTTAAAATATTTAGATGTAGGAATGTCTTTGTCCCAATTAGTTAATCTATATTCTTTCCATCCTCTACCTGAGTTATTTTTTCCTTTTGCTTTTTTTCTTCTTTCTGCTGCTTTATTTTGTGCAATATCTGCACCAATACCATAAGGAGGATCAACAATAGCTAAGTCAAATTGATTATCTGACATATCTTTCATTGCTTTCATACAGTCTTTATTATAAATGTTTATCATTTTGATAATGATCTATAATCATTTAAATATACCTCTAATAAAGGGCGAAAGTCTACGATTGAGCTTACTGCCAAATGCCCAGTCTTTGCCATCTTTTCGTATTGTTTTAAAAGATATTTTACTGCACCTCTGTCTTTATTGGCTTTGTTGAATGATACATTAATAAATTCTCTAACGCAATACGCAGTTATTTTTTTCTTGCCATATTTTTCATATAGGTCTGAAAGATTGTGTAATAAGTATTTACTGAATTTTAAATCTTCAATAATAGCAGTGCCTTTTTTGAATTGTTTATTATGCTGCTTAAAGAATACATTTATAACATTGCCTACTGAAACATTATTAGAATTACTTGTGTAAGCATCATAAACTATCTTATAATCTTTGTTGTGTTTTGCAAATGATTTTAAGTAATCAAACATACTCCAAGCCTTATTACCATTGTTTAAACTAATGATACAGTCAAGATGTTCCTTAGCTTCTTTTGTGTTTACCCAATTTACAATATATGCAGGTATGGTTTTTTGTTTTAACAATTTTGCAGATTCAATTCTATGATGTCCCTCTAGCACATCTCCTGATTTTGATATTACTATTGGCATCATCCACCCATACTCAATAAGTTTTGAACTAAAATTGTTAGTATGTGTTTCGTGCATATCTCTGTTTAATGATGACATTTTTAATTTGTCTATTGAATAAGATGGATTAAATAGTCCTGTTTTTAATTTTATTGTTTTCATATTATTTTGTTTTTAAATTTATTTTAATGTTAAAGTATTCCTTGTAATATATAATTATCTAAATCGTGGCCTTGTATAAAAAAGTTTTCAAATATTGTTAAGGCCTGTTCTGTTTTTCTTTTACCCTCTAAATAAAACTCCTCACTACATTTCCATACACCAATATCTAAACTGCCTTTGTCAATCACGAGGAATGTAAAATCCTCATAAGACTTATTATACAAGTGGCAGTATAAATAACATTGTACATCGTATGAGTATTTCTTTGCTGAGTATGGAAAACCTTTTATGTCTGTTGTTGTTTTTATATCTACAATACCTTTGTTACTTAGTACATCTGCTTTGCCTCTAAATGGAAATCCTTGTATAGTGTCTATTGCAGGTACTTCAAACTCGCAGTCTGTTATATATTTAAGAGCTTGTTCATTCTTCAAGAAAGCATCTGCGATCTTCTCTGCATTTTCTCTTTCTGTTCTAGTATATACTAATCCGTATTTATCTCTAGCTTCTTTATATGCCTTTGAGTTTTTACTAGATACATTCACAAATATTTGTTCTTGGAATTTATCAGGCTCAAGTATAGACAAATGTATTAGCCTACCATCCCTTAGTGGTTGTGTTTCTTTACTGCCATATTTTGTAACATACTTGTATGTCTTTGGACTTGACAGTAATAATTTTAAAGACGAGCTGCTTAGTACTAGCTGTGATAACTCTCCATAGTAGAAATCATCATCTACCATTTTTTTTAACAAGTCTTGCTTGTTGTACTCGTTTCCGTCTAAAAGTTGTATCGTGCTCATAATCTTGTTTTATTAGTTTTGTTTCTATATTATTTGTGTATTCATACATTTCAGTAAGGCACTTCATATAATTACCTATTTCTTTTTTCCTACTATCACTTGCTTTTTCGAAAGCTGATGTCATAGCCTGACCTAAGTAATTAAAAGATGCCTCATACTTTTGTTTTGCCTTTATGTCCATTGTTCTAACATCAAAAGTAAACACACACATATTAAGAAAACAATAAATGCAAATTTTAAGGTCTGATAAGTAACCTCGTCTTTCTTTGGGTTTCTACCTTGATTACTTCGATACTGTCTTTGTTTTTTCATTTTTATATATTTTATGTTACTTTCTTTTTTTACATAGCCTATTTCATAAAAATAGTTGTCATTCAGATATACTAGATAATTCTTTTTTTTTGATTTCATATCCGAGTTCTGTTAGTATTGATTTATGTTTTTCTATGTATTTGAGTACCTCTTGTTCTTTTTGTATTTTATGCCTACAATAAGCCATTACTTGATTCTCTATTGGATTGTGATTGTTTTTTGCCATAGTTTTATTTTTTAGTTTTACAATATAGTGAAAATAATTAACAATATGCAATAACTATACCTTATGTACAATACTTGCCATATCCTCTGTGAGTAGATATACCTTTTTAAGTAGCTTTTTTTTTGTCCATAGTGTAGTATCAGGACAATATAATTCTTTGACTGGTGGCATTTCTAAGTAATTAATCCAATATAGATATGTGCCTTTTGGGTCAGATACAAAATAAAGTTTTACTATCTCACTATCCATATCCATTAGCTTATCGTACTTATATTTTTCTAGTAGTTTGTCTTTATAGTATTTGTTCCTGAACTTCATCTCCATCACACACTCGTGGCCTTTTGGTGTGAGCCCTGATGCATCATAGTGTTCAAACTTCCCCTCACTCCATTTAAGATTCCAACCCTCAAACTCGTTTAGAAAATTTACTACAATTCTTTCAAATTTATTTATAGTCTCTATACCCATTCTCGTAGATAGTGTTAAGATCGCTAATCCATTGATTCCAATGTCGAGGTGTACAGGAACAGGGTATGTAATAAGAGTGTTGAAAGTATTTGCTGTGTAAAGATGCTATTAGCTCTTGTTCCTCTTTGTTTATAGTACTGCTCTTTATAGCTTTGAAATCTTTCCAAGCATCGTATTCTTTTTTATTTAGTTTAATCCATTTCTTGTCTGCCATTTCTAGTTATGTTGTTTAAGTATTCTCTTCTATCATCACATCCACAGTCCTCGTAGCCTAACTTATTTGCTATCCAGGTTGCTAAGGCTTTACCTTTTCCAAATGTAATGATGTTAATTATATATTCTAATTTGTCTCCTAATTTCATATAAGTTCTTTTAGTTTTGATTTTACTTTACAATATGTATTGTACAAGCTATAGTATGATATGTCTGTTTTTCTTGATAGTTCACTTATACTTATTCCTTGTCTTTCAATAATTTCATAAACAGTCCTGTCATACCAAAATATTTCTTTAAGTGCTTTTTGTATTTTCTCATAAGTCTCAACATAGTTTACATCGTTAGCATCAGATATTTCTAAACCATCAAGCTCAGTAAAAGTATATCTAAGTTTCTTTCTCATCAAATCAACATACAAGCCTCTAAGTATTCTAAAACAATAATAGTAATTTATATCATCACCATAGCTAAAATCTACACCTTTTTGTGTATTGCGAATTAATAGAACATACATCTCCTGAACTATATCTTGTACCTCAGTCTCTCTAAGACCTCCGAAAGACCTTGTGATTTCTAACCACTTTGTATGTCTATCGTATGCCTTTTCAACTTGAGTTTTCAAAATAATGTTTTTTGTGATTCAGTTTCTAATATTCTTTTGTTAGATAAAAGGTAATAATTTTCAGATATTTCGCTTCCTATATAGTTTCTTCCATTTATTATACTTGCGATAGCAGTTGTACCACTACCGCTAAAAGGATCGTAAACTATGTCATTTTTATCAGTACAGCTTAGTATAAAATTATTAGCTAATTGTAATGGAAAAGGTGCAGGGTGTGTGTTTTTTTTATCACAAGGTAGTTTTATTACACTTTTTTTGAAAGCACAAATACTTCTGTAAAATTTATTTTTTGCTTTTATGTTTTTTTTAATCCAAAATATATATTCATTTATTGGAAAAAAATATGATTTGTCAAGTTTTGGTGTATTTAATTTATCCCATATTAATATTTGTTTCAAAGGAAAATCGTAAACAAATGTTGGATGAATTGTCGAATGATTATTCAATATGTCCATATGATTATAAAATATACTTCCATCATTTTTTAAAATTCTACAACATTCTTTTAAAACTTTTTTTTGCCAAGATATATATACTTCAGGCTGTAGATCGTCATTATAAGTATCATATTTAATTTTTCTAAAGGTAGCTGTATCGTGTTTACTTACTTTATCATTCTTTGTGTAGAAATTTTTATTATAGGGTGGTGATGTGATAATTAAATTTACACTATCATTTGGTATCCTTTGCATAGTCTTAAGACAGTTTTCGTTATATATTTTATTTAATTCTATCAAAATGGGAAGTTAAGTTGTTCTATTACTGATTTATTAATTGTTGATTGTTCTCCTATTCTGTACCCTACATTGTTTGGTATGCTTTGTAGTAATAATGGAGAATCAAATCCTGTAGGTTTTGTTCCTGTATCGTGGTCTTTTATTTTTTTACAATGCAGCTCTGTATATATCCATCTGCTATCGTGCTGGGTTAGTCTATGTATAGAATAAAAGTCATCTGTTCTGTTTCCAAAAACATTCCCTCCTTCAACATCTGACATAGCAAGAGGCAACGGATGACCTGAGAACTCGTGATTAGCTGGGTATCTTTTTCTGAAAGCCTCTGTCACGGAGTGCATAATTAACCAAAGGCCAACATCATATTTCTTTACAAAGATTCTAAAGTCAGTCATACACTCATAGAGATATTCATAAGCATTACTATATTTCATCATACCTTTATTCTTTTTTAAGCTGTTGATTGGATCAATAATCAAGCAGTCAAATTTGTATTGTGGGTACACTACCTCACATAAAGATAGTAAATCTAAGTAATCATAGTTCTTTTCACAGTCAATAAATTTGAAATGCTCGAACACAAATTGTGAATGTTTGTCTAATTCTTCTTCCGATATTTTGTTTATAGGCTTTGCAGATTTGAACTCTATGAGCTTTCTTATAAGAGAGTAAGGCTCATTCTCAGAACTAAATACCAGGAACTTTACTTTATGCTTCATTGCAAAGAGTAGCATAAAATAAATGATGATTGAGGTCTTACCTACGTTTGCGTGTCCAGCAAAACAAGTAACATTTCTTTTGAATCTAATAACATTGTCTATCTCATCTATCCCTAACTTTGGAGCTTCTTTGAGTATTCCTTTTCGTATCT